TTGCGGAATTAATGATTTAATATCAATCCTTGACGAAAATGCTCCAGAGGAAAGATGGACGGTGAGAGTTATCGGAGTTATAAGAGATTCCAATGGTGATTCAATTCCTGGACTAACTACATTTACTGTATCCGGATCGGTATCTGGGCAACTAACCGATGCATTCGCTCAACCAATATTATTCCATGATTCATATTACACTGGCACGGCAGGTGCTGTTTCCGGGACTCAAGAGGCGTGTGACGACGGCTTTGTCGTTGCGGACAGCCTAGGCTTCGGGACGGGGGCCGCAGCGTCTATAGTGGGTGATGCAACGCCACTAACGACCAGATTCTTTGAGTTCTCTGGCAACCTTATTGCTCAGGGCCAAGCCTTGGTCGGTGATGAGCTTTGCATAGATGGTTACATCGGAATTGAAATAGATGATATAGATTATGATTCAGGAACAGATGTTACCACATTGACACTAGCAACTGACAGCATAGCTTATGATGTATCCGCTTCTGATTGGGAGATAAGAGCGACGAACTTATTCATCGACGATCCCTCGGTTCTTCATAATGATGTTACTGGAGTGCCTACTACTGAAGGCAGCTTTACTAGTGGTGAGCTTGGAAAAGTTCTGTCAATTTGCAGCGGCGATTCGCAAGGTTTCTATAGAGTTGATCAAGTTACTTCGTCCAGACGACTTAGAGTAAGTTCTTTGAGTGATTCGGCGTTAGGATTCCCCAACTTATTAGATGATGATGCCGATGGTTTGGCTGAAATTGGTCTTGAGTTCCACATGCTAGAAACAAATGGTGTAATTATATTCGGAATAAATCCAGGATTAGTTCCATTCTCTGTTGGGGATAAATTCTTCATAGATGTTAATTCCAAAGTTCTTAAGGAAAATGATAGACTTGAGGCTAAATACATTGCCCTCAGTGATATAAATGATCCCCAGCTATTCGTTAGTTCTGCGGAGTTATCAGTTAAGCATGGTCAGGAAAGTTTGTCAAATACGCTTTCCTTGGGTGCTAAGCTGTGTTTCGAGAACCAATCACCATTTGTGCTGGCAGTGCAGTGTAAGCCGCCCATTCCTAGAAGAACAAGTGTAACTCTTCTGCCAGAAATAGACGCTAACGGAAGTGGAGGGTTTCAGGCATGCGGAGGCTTAGCTGTAGATTGCGAGGCTGATGATCTTACTTTCGTAATACCTCTTCCGGTATCTGGGTTACAAAAAGCAAGACCCGATATTGAGACTCAGGTAAATATATTTATAGTTAGGGGTGGATTGGAGACTCAAATATTCCCTAATAAGGTTGGATTTTATAATCCTCAGCTTGAAAGTCCTACTGGTCAAACTCAGTTTATATCGAGTCCTGACACTACATTTTCTTATACCATAATAAATACCGACACCAAGGTTACAGGGCAGGGCTTTAATGGAGACATAACAGCTGCTGATGGAATATTCTCAACAGCTGAGGTTGATTTTGACGGCGAAGATGTTGGTCAGGTAATTGTCATACAGAGTTTGGAAACATCTTCTGGAGCAGTCCTAACGACATCCGATGATATAAGCGCTCACCTATTTGGTGTTACTACCACTGGCGTCGAATTAGTTATTACCGGGGTCGTCAATGATAGTACAGTTACAGTAGCCGGAAACGTGACAGGCCTTCCGATTGTACTATCTGACGCTGTAGATATTCAATTCTTCATTAAGGATCTATCTGACACCACAAATCTACGTTCTTCGTTACTTCTTCATAGAGACTTGGTTGATAGCGGAGCTATGCAAGTTGGTGATGGTGTCAGGATCTCTTATATTGATGAGGTAGACGCTGACTTCTTCGACACTAACTGGTTTGAGGCTTTTGAGTCACTTGAGGCTGAAGATTGCCAGATGGTTATTCCTCTTCCTCTTCAGAATCGAGGTGGTATCTTCAGGGCAGCTATTCAGCACGTAGAGACTATGAGTACTATAGCTATTCAGAAAGAAAGAATAACAATGTTTGGTGCCCAGCAGGGTGTTACTGCTAGTGCTCTACTCGGATTAGAAGAGGTCGCTGTAGAAGACATTGGAGTGCTTGAGGGCATTCAGGGTGATGATCCCGAGGAAGTATTGGATGGTAACACAGAAGATCTTCAGAATTTCAAGTTAAGTGATAATTACACTAGTAACAGATCTGTATACTTCTATCCCGATCAAATAGTAAGACCTATAAATGGAACTAACACCTTCATAGATGGATTCTACATGGCGGCAGCTGCTTCTGGGTATTTTGCGTCGACTCAAAATGTCGCGATCCCATTAACCTTCAAAACGTTATCAGGATTCTCTATATTAAGAGATAAGAAGTTCAGACCTACAATACTTAATCAGCTTGGGGCAGAGGGAGCTACCGTAGTTCAACCTGTGATAGGCGGAGGTCAAGTTTTAGCTGGCAGAACAACTAGTCAGTCCGGATTTATTGAGGATGAAGAAATTTCAATAAGATTCGTTAGGGATAGAGTCAAGGAAGAGCTTAGGCAGGGTATGCGTCCATTTGTAGGAACCGTTGAGGATAATAATACTCAGGGCGTAATGACTTCCCGGGTGGTAGGATTAATGATTTCCCTAGTATCAAGGGGATTAGTTACCGAATTCAAAAATGTAAGGGTCGAGAGGAACAAAATTGATCCAAGACAATGGGATATCTTCCTATTATATTCTCCGCCATTTCCAATCAATTTCGTATTCATCGACTTAGAGGTTGGAATCTTATAAATATAATTGCTTTTTCGGCCTCCGCGTGGCGCAATTCACCACTCGGAGGCTTTTTTTAAGCGTTCTATTTATATTTCATAGTTATTATGAATAATGTAATAAAATTCTTTAGGAGAAAATTATGGCTACATACCCTAGAACAGGTTCTATATTAGACAGTGCTACTAGAACAGCGTTATCTACTCAAATAATTATCATGGTAAATAACGAACCTGTTGGCGCCGTGCAGTCATTCCAAGAGAGTCAGAATCGTTCATCAAAGAGAATTGCTGAGATAGGTACGGATGGTACTCTAGAGGTAGTCCCTCAGGAGATAGCAAACTTTCAGCTAACTGTTGATAGAATTGTTTATGACGGATTAAGCGTGACAGAAGCTTTTTCAAGAGGATTTAGAAATATTCAAGCTCAGCGCATCCCCTTTGATATAGTCGTAATTGATCAGTACACAGGAACCAATGATGACGCCATAATAACCACTTATGAAAATTGCTGGTTTACTAGCATATCTAAGGCATACGATGCGAATAACTTTATTATAACAGAGAATGTAAATATTGAAGTTGAAAACATAAGAACATTAAGAGGTGGTGAGGCCGTCGCATTAAGCCAGGGCGTAGGTGGAAGCCGTCAGATATCAGGTCAAATTGACGAGGTTGAGCTATTGGCTGACTCCGGAGTAAGAAGAGGCTCACTTGACTTCCCCGGGCTTATTAGCGCTAGCTTTTAATATATAGAACTTAACCTAATTAAACCCAGCCATTTGGTTGGGTTTTTTGTTTTAAGCAAAAGAGTATAGCTTTTTAAATTTATGGTACTTTTTTGTTTATAGGTGCGGAGCTTGTATTTTGTACACATTAGAGCATTTAAAAAATGATAGATCGATTTGGAAAAATATTGAAATTATTCCCGTCAAGTGTAGTTGGTGTAATGAGGAGTTCGAAATTAAGTATGGTACGTTATATAACGTAATACGTAGACTTGCTGACGGTATATATTGCTGTCGTATATGTTCTGGTGCTGCCAGAGCTAAATCCACTCAGGAAAAATACAAAAATGATGGTGGTAAGATTTGTAAAAGATGTGATGAGTTTAAAGAGCTGACAAACTTCTCATCGCTACCCAATCCCCCATTTTTCAGGGCTGAATGCAAGAGGTGTCATAATTATAAGCCTGCTCGACAGTATGGTTTATATAAAGACAAGGCTATTAGGGCTGGACTTAAGTTCGGTCTAACTTTAGATGAATTTTTATTATTTTGGGAAAAGCAATGTCATTATTGTAATGCCCAGATTAATACAGTTAGGTTAGAATTGCTTGAATCTGATGAGGGATACGTATCAAATAATATAGTTTCATCATGCCGTTCCTGTCAGAAATTTAAGGGTTTATTATCGCATAAAGATTTCATAAGTTTATGTAATAAGATAAGTGATAACGTTATAGAGAATGGAGTTTAATTATGGGAAGAAGAAATGGTAATGTAAATCACTCAACAGCGTCAAAGGCGTCTAAAGCTTTGGATACCGTAAATGATTCATCAAGTGGAATTAGCGTAGCTTTGGATAAAGTAAGGGAAATGAATGAATCTAGTGTCGAGGTTGAGTTACCAAGAGAGCCTGTGCCTTCTGAGCTTAAAGATTTAGTTTTGTTTGGGAAGGTAATAGAAGAGGTTCATGCCGGTGGATTTATTTTCAAAATGTCAACTCTTAATAATAGGCAGCAAAAGAAGTTAGTTAGAAGGTTAGTTAAGTTAGATGCAGAAGAGAGGTTAATGAATGTAAAGGAATTTACATTAGCTCAGGTTATTCAATCTATAAATGGTCAACCATTAGAGGAGTTATATGACGGTGACGATGATCTTTCGGTGGATGATAAAAAGTCCGAAGTTGTTTCTGAATTTCAATCAAATTTAGTTGAGAAATTATTTAACAAGTACGAAGATTTGGTAAAGAAGTCTAATAGTTTTTTCGAAAGTGGTGATCTGAGTGACAAAATAAAAAACTAATAAAGGAGCCCGAGTTCTGGCTCCGCTGGGAATTATGTAAAATATGGAAATGCAAGGTTGATGATCCTATTTTTGACGATATAACTATGGCGCAATGGCATTTTTATTCTGAGATGATTTATCAAGATCGCAAATCAGAACTTGATCATGAAATAGCAATAACAGAATATTTAGCATCTTTCTGGAATCCAGAGGCAGTTCGACAGGCTAAGAAAATGAAAAATTCAGCAGAACAACACAACTTTAAGAATGATGAAGAGTTTGAGGAACATATTATTTCTGGTGATTATAAAGATAACCCAATGCTTGATGCGGTCAGGAAAATTCGTAGCATAGAAAAGAAACAACGAGGAGGGCGAGACGTTAAGTCTAAAAAGCCTCCAAAAACTAAGTTACCTACAAACCTATCAAGTATTCATTCCGCATTAGAGAGCTTTAAATAATGGCAAAGAATAAAAAAATATTAGAATCATTAGAAGATATTAATTCATCAATAAGTACCGCATCTTCCGCTCTTGATGATTTAAATAAAAAAGCTTTAGGCGGTGGATTAGGTTTCGATTCTTTGGTTAAGTCTATGGATTCTAGCATAGCTGCTGCCTCTAGATTAACTTCAGGGCTTGGTAACCTAGGAAGCGCTATGGGCCTTGATTTGGGTACGGGGATTCTTTCGAAGGGAATGGGTCTATTAAGTGATACATTCGGCACAGTAATGGGTGGAGCGATTAAATTAGCCGCCTTACTGGATGGAGTTGGTGGAGCCATTGACTCTGTCACTGGATTTTCCAGAAATCTAAATGCCTCTTTATACGAATCCGTGTCTAAATTTAATGGTAGTTTTGCGTCTGCTAAGCAATTTTCAGAGTACATAATTTCTTCCGCTCAAGATTTCGCAAAAGCTGAAGCTGGATTTATATCACCTGCAGATAGAATTTCTGCAGTAAAAGGGTTAGAGCAGGCAGGAATACCGTTAGAGCATATGAGTGATATAATTTCATCTGCTGCTGGAAAAATGGATCTATTAAATACAGCATTCTTGCATTCAAAATCATTGGGGCTCGAAGTAGCTAAATATACTGAGTTAATTGGTCAAGCGATGCTAAAGCAGGGGCTAACATCTCAACAGGCCGCTGAGCAGATGGCTATGTTTGGTGATATTTCTAACAGCACTGGTTTACGAGTTGATAAGGTAGCTGGTAGTTTGCAGACTTTAGCTGGCAATTTTTCAAAATTAGGATTAACCGCAGATTTCGGCCAACCTATATTGGAAGGATTTGCTGACTCTCTAAAGGGGATGGGCCTTGGGTTTGAAAATGCCATAGAGCTATCAGAATCATTAAGTGGCGCTTTGGTTAAGCTGACATCAAATTATGCCGCAGCGTATGTAACATTCCAACGAGGTGGGCTGGACATGGGTGGCGGAGGTGGAGCGTTGGGCGCAGGAATCGGTCTTAGAGCTAGCTTGTTAGAATCTAATAAGGAGGGTGGAGACCAAGGTAAAATAGCAATGGAAATGGCCAATGCATTAAAGGATACATTAGCATCATTTACTGGGGGCCAAATAGTTACGGTACAAGAAGCTGCCGCTGACCCCGCACTGCAAGCTACATTCTATACGCAGACTAAGCTCCTAGAGGACCTCTACGGCATTCAGGACCCTGGGGCACAGGACAGGACGCTTGAGCTATTACAAGAGCTAGGGAATGCCACTAAGAGCGGAAATATAGACTTGGCTGAGTCATTAGGGAAAGATTTGCAAGAAATTACCGCAGGAAGAAGTGAAACTTTGGGTTATCAAGAAAAGACCGCTAAGTACACGGAAGCGACATTCGCCGAGATCAATTTAATGAATAGAAACTTAATAGAGGGATTTAGAATAAGTGGAGACAGCTTGTCAGGTGTCGTGACTCAATTCCAAGATGAAGCCGTTAAGTCAATTAGCTCCAGCCTAAAAGATGTTAATGCGCAAAGTCCACAGGAGTTGGCTATAGATTTTCAAAAAGGATTCTCTTCGGCTGGCGGAAGTATTACCGATACATTTAAATCGATTGAGTCAAAGATAGATAGTCTTGATAATAGTTCAGCTATCATTTCCGCATTAAAAGGGATTACGATGCAGGTATCAAACAAGGGTGCTGATACTGCTACGGGTAATTTAAAGAGGTCGATAGATGCTTTGGTCTCAGTTATGGAAAGTTATATATCTAAAAGAGATGGCAAAGCAATATAAGGAATTAACATGACAGTGCAAAGAAGAACTATGAAATTTTTAATACCCTTAACGATTGGGTCACTGGGTAGGACCGATCTTACGGGTAGAGCTATCGTTCCTTTGTATATAAACCCACAGACCTTCGGAATAGATGACACAAAGATAATAAATGAAACGTTAACAAAGGGTGGATACGCGATACATTATTGGGGAGAGGAGCTTGGTCAGATTCAAGCGTCTGGGACTACAGGTTCAGGAGGCATAGAAGCTATAAATATATTGAGAGGTGTATATAGGAATGAAATAACTCAATTTAATAATATTTTATTAGAAAGAGCGGTAATGTTAGATCAAAACGCTAGAGCCTCTCTTGACGAATTAGGTGCCGTGGCCAATGCTGGTGCTGGAATAATATCCATAGTAGACACGATAACTAAAAATGGATTTTCTGGGATAGTGAATGGTGCAAGTTCGGTAATTGAGGAGATAACTAATGCTGCTCAAGGAATAGCTGATAACAATTCATTGTCGGTAGAATTAATTCCCACGATTGGAGCCTTCGCAACGAGCATGATATTATATTGGCAAGGAGAAAAGTTCACTGGATACTTCAAAAACTTCGGCGTAGATGAGAGCGCTTCAACTCCTGGGCACTTTGAGTATAAGTTTACATTTATGATAACCAAGAGAACTGGCACTAGAAGTAACTTCATGCCTTGGCATAGAAAGCCTACTGACAGCAGTGGCAACGCGGTTACGATATCCACCCCTAACGAAGGTCAAAAGTTAGATGAACTTAGTTTCCCGACTACGACTCAGCAGTCTTTATTGAGAAATAGTCAAAATAATAATGAACCAGGAATAACTAATTCGGTAACATCCTCTATAAGAGAGACTCAAGAGTCGAATAATCCGGATATAAATCTGGTTAGCATAAATAGAAATAGTTCAATTAAAGGAAGTTAAATGGCCGGGAAGAAATTCGGAAACACTATAAGTTTAAGTATAAAAAATATTTTAGCAGATGTTCGCAATGGCAAATTTAGCGTGAGATGCCCCGTGCCGAGCGAGAGCAACCTATTTGGTGCTGGGGTATCTGTAAGGCTCGGGGAGAGCCGTACGGCAGCGATAACGCCAAAGGAGAGGGCCATAGTCACCCTATCTCCGAGGGCGTCCATATTGATCAAGAAAAAAGCTTTCTCAACCTTCAAGCACGTCAACGATCTTCAGTGGATGGATCGTACCGAAAAGTTGCTTCTACGTTCAACCAAGTCATTATTCGCTTACAAGGTTGCTCAGATTAGGGCTTACGAAAGTTTAACTAAGGTTGAGGATATATTCGAGCAAACATCCGAAATAAATTTATCATTATTCGCCGAGCTTCTTCATAACTCACAATTCTTAACGGTTGATCCAAGTATAGATAGAACACGAAGTGATTTTAACCAATTGTTGTCAGCCTTAGGAAACACATTAGCGGATGCAGGATATGATGACGTCAAAGAAGATGTATTAATGATATTGGAGAGAAACGCATTTGCTAGCGATCTAACATTTACTACATGGATAGTTGATCCAAACAATACTAACAATTATGAGACCGGGCCGGGTACTGGGGTCATCGAGGTTGGTATGTATTCTAGTTTTACGACTTTAATAAATTTAAATTCCGAACCAAGTTCCGCGAGCTTCTCATTAGAAGACCCGTATAGAATTATGAATATAACAGAAGCTGACATAGAGGTTGCCATAGAGGAGGCTTTGGTTGGCACGATAGGTTTGCTAACTGAATTAAGCAACCCTGAGGTACCTGCCATTGACACCAGGAGCATAGTCGGGGCTGGCCTTGAGATTCTTGGGTTAGGAACTTTGGATCCGGAAATAAATGTAGACTACATAAGAGATAGAATGAGAATATTTTATCTTGGCAAGCCATTTATAAATGCAGGAGATGGTGTTCATTTTTATATAAGAGGTAATAAGACTGTAGAAAACTTCTCAAGTCAGGAAGAAATATTTGATAGGGATTTCCTATCGGTTGATGAAACAATATTCGAAGCGGAAAGAATTTTATTCACCAAGGGTAAGTTAGATTTAGAGACATACAAAAACTTAAGGCAATTTTCTGATTCTTCTTTCGCGATGCGTCACGTATTTGGCGGATACATTACTCGTATAAGTGAGACATGGAATAATGGTCAGTGGATCCTTAAGGTAAACTGCATTGATAACATGGGATGGTTACAATGGTCAAGATTCATGATAGAGCCTGCTCTTCAGGATCCGCAAGGCGTGTTAGAGGATCCGCTAACTCCTTATGAAATAAAGACTGATGCAACGGGAATGATATTATCTGCTGGAGGTCCTCAACTTCTAGAAGAGAATAAAAGCTTAATAAAAAGTGGTTTATTGTTTTATGATTCGGGAATCCTAAATGGGCAAGTAGCGACAGAAGGTAATCTGCTTCAAGGCCAATATAACAAGAGTGGCTCCCTGTCAGGAACTAAAGTGATGCAACACCCCCAGGGATTGGTGTATAGATGGAAGGAGGGCATCATAACTGCTACTGCGTCTATAAGCACAGTTGATCCTTTAAATGAGGGTGAGGTTACCCAAGCGATACATAACCAAACGTATGGATTAACTGTCGCTCAGGATGTTTTAAACAACTTGGATATAGCGAATATATTAAGTTTATTGATTGTTGGCCAGCCATATAATGTTCAGACATTTATTGACCAAGCATATCAGGTTCATAATATAAGCAGACAGTCAGCTTCATCTGCTTTAAACAACACGGATCCATTATCTGCCGTTCTTGATGTCGTGCGTCGTCAAAACAATCATTTTGGTAACTTCCGTCCATACAGAATGGTGACGATGAGCAGTCAGACATTACTACAGACCGCAAATTCAAATATATTAAGAAATAAGTCGAATGAAAACATCAGGCAGTTACAAGTTAGGAGAGCTGAGTTAGATGCTATAATAAGAAGATTGACTGATGCGAATAATTTATCAGGAGGCAGTATTCTTCTTAATTCGTTGAGAGCTGAGCGAAATTCGATAGAGTCTGGCATACAGGCTCAAGTCAGAATCTTAAATGACAGTGGTGCCGTATCATCATCGGACTTGATCACTCAAAATTTCAATTTATTCGGAAGAAGCAAGACGCTTCCTTTAACTGGAAACTACACCGCTGATCATCAGACGACTAGAGCTATGACGATTGTGGGAGCACAGAGAAGGATAGAGGATGTTAGACTTAACAGAGATCAGAATTTGTTTATAGTTTCGGATCAATATGATGAGCAAACAGATATTCGTCCATTCATATTTAAGTTGAAAGATGCTGACTACAAAATATTCAAGGGAGATTTCATCAGTGTTTATGACAAATGCGCTGAGGCTGCAAAGTTTATAAATTTAGAATTCTTCGCCAACTCACAGGGCCATCTAGAATTCCGTCCACCCCAATGGAACAGGACTCCCTTAACTATACTCCAACGTTTATTCGAAATCAATAAAGAATCAGGAAAGAAGATAGTGCCCTCATTCCTGACAGAAGTGTTCCAAAGTAGATCCAATTCACTAAGGAGGGAGATCCATAGTCTCAATATCCGTATAGTCCTCCTAGCCCTCTTACTCAATAGTTACCCAGATAATACCCTAATACCTAACTTTAACTCTTCTGTCAGGAATATTATACTGCAGGGATTTGGAAATGGCAAGGAAAGTTTGAGATTTTTCGGGGTAAGCGAATCTGGCAGTACAAGCGCTGTTGACTTGCGTAGCGGTAATATCCAGTTTGGAGTAGGTAATATCGTGGATACGGGCAATCAGGTTTTGGGAACAGGAATAAATATAATGGCAGGTCTTGGGGAGAGAGGAGATGTTCTGAATGGTGACACGACAACACTTCTTGGAATATTCGATCCTTTATTTCAAGAGTCTACAGGTTTAGTGAACAACGTTTTAAATACAGCATCTAATTCGTCTGGTGAAAGCTCAATCAAGATAGCTAATCCGTCTAATTTAAATAATCTAAGAGAAAGCTTCGTTAAATTATCCGGAATAGATCCGGCTACGGATTTGGTTAGTGACAATGGTAAGTTTCAGAAATCAGATTTTATATTAAATAATAACTCTACCAGTCCTAACGCTGAGTCTGAAAATCTAGCTAAAGCGAATAATTACTTAAAGAAGCTTGAGGAGACGATATCAAAGAGAGATAGTTTAGTAACGATTTTAATGAGAAATGCAGAAAAAGAGCAGGAGCTTGATGAGGTTGAGGAGATTCTATCTGGAGAGTTTACTAACGCGCAGGCAAATAATGATCCTAACTTCTTAGACACATTAATTGAAAAACTAGATCAGGCTAGCAACACAGTTAAAACGATTACTGATATATTCACAGGTGACGCTACTAAGGGGTCTTTATTTGATCATTTAATAGCTGATGATACTAGAAATTTCCTAGGTCCAGGTTCGGGCAAGAGACATATCATCGAAGATTATGATATAATGGAATGTACATTCACGGAAGAGCCTCCTGATTTCGTCAGGGTTGATATAGTTGGAGATGCCCCGATCATAGGAAGCTCATTAAACCAAACATTCCAGGATAGATACTATTGGGCTGGGGCGACTGATTTTGATTTATGGAGACAGTACGGTTATAAGAGTGGGGGAACTAAAAACTTACCATTCGCTTCGGACGCTGAGTTACAATCAAAGCCTTATGCGATACTTGAGTTACAGCTTCAAAGATTAAAGATAAATCAAGCTTCCATAACGATAATAGGTAACGAGTACTATGAGCCTGGAGATACAGTTTATGTAAAGACAAAAGAACTTCTTTATTACGTCAGAAGTGTTTCTCATAATTTTGGATTAGGAAGTAAGTTTACAACATCATTAACTCTTGAGTTCGGTCATCCTCCTGGGACCTATCTACCAAGTCCATTAGATATCATAGGGCAGCAATTCACCAAAGACCCTCTTACTGGAACTATATTAACTTATAGAAATTCACAAGGAGATGATAGCTACAGAGAGCTTCAGCCAGATTGCGCAATTGTCTTTCCTGATAATCAGGATATAACGGAAGAGAACATTCCGGTTCTGTTAGACCATAAAGATAATGCGTTAAGATTTACAAATATGATGGCAGATTTAAGCTCCCTAGTTATAGGTAACAGAATAGTCTTAATAAGAGGTTTCGTGAAAGGAAGAAATGATCCTGACGAAGAGTTGGTTAGAAATAATATAAAAATAATAAAAGGAATGTTACAGAATCCGGTATCATTAACTCAGACGAATCCAACTTCATTATCCGATGACATATTTGACTTCGGATCGTCAGTAGCTAGAGGACTTGGCAAGCAGTCTGGCACAACCAAAGGGATTACATCGATGACTCTTCCTAACGGATTGCCAGTTAATTCAATTCCAGCCACGATGATTGCAGAACAGATTGTATTCTTAGACAATGAGTCTAGCACTAGTGAAATTCAGTGTCTTAACCCTTCACTTTTAAGCGCGCAAACTTTGGATAGTAAACTTATAGATTCGGGTGATTACGAAGCGATATTCCCTAAGGGCGGCCCTAAGCAGAGGACTTGGCTTGATATAAAATCTCAAAACAATACGGTAGCTACTATAAACTCTAGAACATTTAGAGTTAGCAATGTTATAGAGATCGGAATACTAGACATAGAGAGAGTTATTGGCACAGGAATTAAAAAGCAAGACGGCATTAATTCCGGAACTAATTAGGGGTAAATAATGTTATTTTCTGATCAAATATTCGAAGCAATTATAGTTGAGATAGATTATAGTAGAGGAACTTGCTCTATTAGCCCGATAGATGCCAATACTGATTCTACGATCGATGGCGTTCCATTACCTCATTTCGCCGGAAATGGAAATGCTGGTATATTCTACGGAATAACTAGAGGGACTAGGGTCATTGCTATGTTTACATCAGCTAGGAGCAGAGATGTTACAGTAATAACTGGATTAATTCCAAAGCCAAATTTATATAGAAGTATTTTCAACAGAAGAAAGCCTGTGGATGTGCCAAACGGAACAATACCTTACCCTGAGATTAAAGATGGGGAGATTATAATAAGAGGGGATAATGGTGCAGAGATAGGGTTAAGAGGGTCCGGTGATATAAATTTAACAACAGTCAATGGTGGCGGAATCTATCTAAACAGGAATGACGCAAGATCATCATTATTAACAGCTTCGGGAGATATAGTAGAATACTCAAACTCAACGAAGATTATAGCCGGTTCTGTCAGGAGAATGCCCGGAATAATAAGAAATCTATTCCCAAAACCAAACCTCAATCAAACCCCATTGTTTGCTGACCCTAAATATGCTAACAGAACGACGCCCCTGGGTTTTTTCAAAAATAGTTGGCCATCAAGAAGAACTTATCAATCAAGAAAAAGAAATCCTGAAATATCAGAATATAGAATGGTGATTAATGAGTTCACCACTGAAAGTATGTTTACGGGGTTTGATGACGAAGTTTCCAGAGCAACCAATAATACGAAAATGTATGATGATTCAGAAACCTTCCTAAGGAATCGTGAGCAAGGAAACTCTTTGCATCTAGCTGAGCATGAGCTTATTGAGGTTATAGGCGGTAACGTAGTTGATATAAATGGGAATGTATTAGATATAAATTATAGACCAATAGTTATTGGTAAGAATAACGAAGTACCTACGGAGAGTTTGTTAGTAAATTATGATAGAGCTAGAAGAATAAGTCGTCGGGGTATAGGCTATCATTTCCAATTATCAACAAACACGAGATCTAATGATTTAAGTGAAAGCATTAGCAACTTCGTATTTGATATAGATAAGGAAGGGTTATTAAAAGTTAATATACCAGCATCATCAGATACGGGAAATATACCTTTCGCATCAAACGCTAATTACATAGGTGAAGGAGATTCTGTGAATGTATCTTTTGAAAAAGATATAATAACAGAGCCGGTACCTGTTACGTTAAGGGATGCTAACGGAGAAATGGTTTACCCGGATAAAAATGCGCAAGGAATTACACATCGCAAGACTGGAATCCGGTATAGTGTAGATGAGACTTCTTCCTACTTCCCCACCGACGGAGATGGTCTAGTCACTGAGGTTAGAGTTAACTCAACTAAGTATCACAATATGTATGCCACTGCGGAAAGGCTTATAGCTAACACTATAAAGATAATAAATATACCAACTAGATTTACTGACGAATCAGGATTTCCGGAGGGAATGTCTATTCTTAAGCCATTTGAGATTCCTATTCCTGATTCATTAAATTCTGCGGAAACATTAGATCTGTCTTCGCTTAGAGAACTCTTACCTCAGTTTGCCACTGACTTTCCGACATATATGAGCGTGATCGCAGTAGAGCCTGGAAATCCAGCTATATATTCTGGCGGAGGCGAAGATGGCAATGGAGTCGGTACATTAATTGCTGGCAAATTATACACTGATGAGTCAGGAAATCCCCCTTACTCAAATGATTTTAGGTCTTCGGTAGTTGGCGATGAAGTTTCCGTAGAAATTGCCGACGGAGATGAGGTGGCAAGACCGGTCGGCGGCAAAAGCGCTCATCTTAACTTCGAGGGTTCGGTAGAGGCGTCAGTGGGTAAGGATAATTTCGATCAGAAGAGTATTGTGTTAGATACAGCCGGATCTATAATAGCTTGGCTAGGCGCGGATAAAAACGGAAGAAGTATGGTTATGCAGACGGACGGTGATATGTTAATTAATGTGGGTGGAACATATAATACAACAACTTCGTCTAGCGGGACGGAAGTTACGAAACAGATGACCAAGGGCAGATTTGAGCTAAGGGTTAATGTAACTGATAAGGGATTTGTAACCAGCCAATTCACGGGGGATAATACATCAGAAAAAGGTGGTAACCCCGGGGCAGAATCTGACTTTATAATTTCGATAAGTGAGAATGGGCTGGTAATAGGAGGGATGAAGCGTTCTGTCCCTATGATATTTAGAAATGATGGACCGATATTAATCGAAAGCTCATCAAGTGACGTAACTCTTAAGGGTATATCAGTTAGGACTGTAGACCCTAAGGGAGTTATAAATGTAATTAAACCACCAACTAGGAATGTATAATGACCTTCATATTACCAGGATTAGTTCCGCGTCAAGTGGCGGATGATTGTGAGGAAACGTCGCCTCTAAATTGCGGCAAGGAAATAATTAGTGAAAATACCGACACTACATATTCCGTAGAATTCCCCAGAGACACTTCAGTGGTTCCTTTGTCAGGAGGGGCAATTTTAAGTATAAGGGCAGATGGTTTAAAAATGCGTCCATCAAGAAATGTCGCAAACATCTTGATCAGGAATCTAAGTGCGCTCAAGGGGCTGGAACTTACCCCTAAGATTGAAGATTTGTCAAGATCCAGAGTGGCTATAAATAATGCACTATTTGATATAGCCAGAAGAGATATTAAGGTAATAAGCGAGTCTGGACCTGACAAGGGAAAGAAGAAAAAAGCACCATTCGTATATCTATCAGTATTCAAGGGGGATGATCCGTCAGTAATTAAGGAGGGGATATCAAATCCAGATATGATAAGGGTTTGTGAGTTTCGATATATACCTGCGGAATCTTTTATTAAAATTTTGGATAATATTTTAGATGAAACGAGCCCATCATTTGGAGATGTAGTTGGAGTATCTGGGAGAACTTATTCGGATCTTCAATCTTACGCTTCGGAAATTAATGATAGTATAGAGCAAGCGAGCAGTAGTTTTGAATTCCCGAATATCGATCCACCCAGCTTCCCATCATTAGGCGGTAGCACTGCTGATGTAAATGATCTTATTTTGGAATTCTTTCCTGTGGTAAACTTATCAAATTCTGCATTATCCAGCACTTCAAGCAATCCAGTAATTGGAGGATACTATACTGTCCTAGATAATGTGCTATATATTAAGTTACCGGATATAACAGGAAGAGATTCTGCGGGAACACCAGGTGGATCATTAACCTCTGACTCTAGCATATGGATTGAGGTATTATCAGGAAAATCATTAACGAGAACAGAGATAGATAATTTCAAGCTACCTCCAGTGGCGGCATTTGTAGGAGATCAGGAAACTGAATTCCCATCATCCTCATCCCTTGAGGTTATATTTGAGCTAGAAGAAGCTGATGACGTAACGGTATATCTTTCACCTATAGTCAAAGGAGTCTCGGTAAATGGAGCTAGATCGATAGATGCATTCAGCGGCGAGGTGGAGCTATTTACAGTTCCTGTGCTAACCAGACCCGTTCAGGGTTCTGGAGGTTTATTAGATACAGCAAATAGATTGGCCATCATAAATGAGGATAGTTCTCCTTCATCGAATGAAGTTTCTGGTTTAGCTCAATTTGTTGATAATTTTTATCCGGGATTTTCAGATTCATCAATAAGCCCGTCAGATTCTGGGTATCCATATTTCGGTCAAAGGGATCCTCACATATTTTTCGGAGAAAAGAATCGACCAGATATTTTACTAACAGATAATGGCAATTCTGTATCGAAAAATAACAGTAGATATTTTAATATATCTTCTTACGGGATATTAAATATTCTTTCCTCGGTTATGCCTAAATTTTACAATGGAGTGCCAAAAGAGTGGGCTAGTTCTAAGCCGACAATAGATTCTGACGGTAACTATAAAGCAGTTTTTTCTTCTATAAATTTCGATTCAATAAACTTATCAAGTGCGGTTCACAATGGAAGCATAGAATATGCTGTTTATGTAGAGGATAGCTCTGGTCAGGTAACGAGAGTGAACGGCCCACATTTGAGTTTGTCAGAGGCAACTCCATCAATACAGAATATATCTCCGGATGGATTTAGTGGGGGATTACCGATAGTCATTGACGAAGTTAATGTAATACAAATAAGTGGAGAGGATTTAGCCGAGGTTAAGAGGGTAAGTTTTACTAACTTATCATCTGGAGCGATAATAAATATATCCCCAGGAGACTCTACTCCTAGCGTAATGTCAATCCCGACGGATAGCTCAATAACATTAACTCTAGACGCAGGGGACCTGGGAGCCAGAGGCTTCGTAGCGTCCTCAGAGTACTCTATAAGGCTTCATGGAGCAGGTTCCGCTACGGTATCCTCTGAGGATCGAGTGTTCGTAGCATCAGCATCTGACGATGATTTGCCCACAAAGTCTGCCCTCTTTGTTGAGTTTAGTACGAATGAGTTTAGGTCTTCTGATTTTGGATTAGAGCCTATAACTGGTATACCATTATTTAATAATGGATTAAGTGCGTCAATAGGGATAAAATCTAAAGGGAAAATATTTGACGGAGAAAAGGATGTCTATGCATACATAGGCTTACCAACCGGTGAAGTCAACACCCAAGTCCTGTCAGAATTTTCTTTTCCCAGCAGAACTATTCAGCTAAATGCTTCTGGATTAGAGTTATTGGTTCCATTAGATATTGAATATACTTTTCAGAAAGCAATTACCGCAGATTTCTCAAAGATTCCTTTCTCAAATAAAAAAGCAATTTTAAAGTTCCCGGGAGCGTCATATTCGGGATATAATTTCTCTAGTCTAGTTAACGTAGATAAAGCGTATATAGTTATAACTAACAGGAGATTAGGTGAGGTAGCTGGATCGAACACTACGGTGAATTTAGATTCAGATAGTCACGGGTTATTAGAGATAGGCTCTGATTCTGACCCTGGATTCATAGAGCCTTCTTCTATTATTGGAATGGCTGCAGATATATCAGGAACTGTTTTTTCCACATTTGAGAATAGCAAATTCGACATACCATCGGACGTATTTGGAGGGCAAAGCTTAACGCCTGGCACGATCGTCACCAGTGATAATATATCAAAAATTGCTCTGATAGTATCTGGTACAAATGAGAAGTTCATAAGCAAAAGATATAGAATAAGCTTAGGCGGTGAGGATATAACTAACAAGATCTCTAACAAACCGACCGTTATAGGTAGAGGTCAGATTCTTTTTGAGCTAAGTAATATTAGGCCTAAAAATGATGGTATTTTATCATTCACTATTGATAAAAAAGAAAAGAGATTTGGTTCTAATTACTCAAGTGTGGGGTATACTGGGAAATCCACAGCGATAATAAATGAGGCTCCTGGATCTATATATAGTATAGATGAGAAGACAGGAACACTAATCGTAAATGAAGATATAACTAGCGATGAATTAGTTTCCAGTGTGGAGTCTTTCATAAGTGACACGTCAAATTTATTCGGAATTGTTGGTAATTCTTCATTATCATCAAATGTCCTTGATTCATTATATCCAGATTCACCAACCAATGGGGTTTTGTTTAACCCAGCTAATTCGGATAAGTTCATCACGAATGTTCCCTTTGTTCCGATAGATATAACTCCATCAACCAAGATAAAATTAGGGCTCAGCTTAGTTTCCGGAAATACTAGCACATTATTAGCCGGATTTACTGAGTCTAAAGTCAATTCTTTAGCTAGGGATGTATTGATAGTTGGTTCAGGAGCTTCATTTAGCAGCGGTTCTTATGTGTTAAATAAAGATGGAGATGCTGCGTTATTATTCTTTAACGCAATTACTCAGAGTTTAGCATCGATAAAGTATAACGTTCCTGAAGTAATTTCGATCGCAGAAGAGGGTAAGGACCCGATCATTTTATCGACCGGAAAAGAGATTCCGATAATTGTAGGAAATAAATATGAGATTGTAGTTGACAATACTGACAGGGATTTCACTCTGATGTTTGATTCTATAGTAATAAAGCCCAGAGGCAGACCTGAACCGGTTGATGGCGTTGCGGGTAGGTATAAAGCTACGATAGAGGCTCCGATAACATTATTAAATATATCGATTTCATCAGAAACGTGTTTTGATGTATGTGCCTCTACGAGAAATTCGACTAGAAATAGAGCCAAGTTTGAATTAGGAAGAGATTTCGTGGTAGATTTGGATGACGTATTTCAGGAAATGTTATTGGGCCCCCTTAAGGATAAAATACCTGACGTTCAGGGTTTGTTTGACAAGTTAGCTGACGCTCCATTAAAATTCGTATCAAACTTATTAGACAAAGCGAATATACCGAAGGATCTTATAAAATCTTTTTGTGATTTATCATTTCACTTAGTGGCAGAGTTAAAGATATCTTTAAATGGTTTTCAGGTATTAATGGTTCCTCTACAGGTTATTTTTTGCATAATAGATGTTATATGTTCATTATTAAATCCCGTGAAATTAGCTAGAGCAATAATAAGGCTTTTCCAATGTTTATATGATTTGATACTTTTATTGCCCCAGATATCAATACCGGTTATGTTTTTTCAGTTAATATTGCATCTCCTTGAGCTTTTGAAATGTGTTATAGATAAGATTTTATTTACCATTACGGCTATAAATGAGATATCGAGAGCATTGAATCTTGCGGGGCAAAAGCCTATTGATTTTGATGCGATTAAAGCTTTGGAGGAAACTTTATCCGAATATTTATTCGAGATTGAAGCTGACTTGACATTTTTAGAGCCGATACTTTCTATATTGGCGATATTTCTTCAGCTTTTGCAGCTTATATTTAGATTTCCATGCAGCATAACCCCTGGGGAAGGCGAGCCTGATTGCGGCGTTGACGGAACTATGTTGGCGGGAATCGTAGCTGGAATAGCTGCGCCTGATTTATCTATAGATCCGAATGTGATGTTACCGGTTGGGCAGACTTACAGCAATGATGATTTAGGTAGCACCTCGTCTTCTAATATAACAGAGTCGGTATTCGGCAATTCCGTGGGGGTGGAGTCGGGTGGAACATATTTAGAGTCGATGAATTTGGACAGTGATACTTTGAGAGGCACATCGGCGAATTCGGGAGGTATTGATTTTAATGTCACTATGGCTCCGACATTTACAAAGAGCACTAAGAATGTTGGGAAACCTAAGCAGGTGAAATTTAGATTTAATGGCAGAGGATTAACTACTGGCGTGAATGATAAAAATATAGATCCAAACCAAACGGTTGATACACCATTAGCATTTCTTAGTAAAGATGGAACTATTTTAAAGTTAGGAGAGAAAGGAAACTTATATAGCCCAATAGATGGTCAAGCATTTTTAAATATAAATGGTGATACTGCATCTGTAAAGCCATTAATTTTAGAGTTTGAGGTTCCTGTATTTGGAACCGATCCCGACACGGGAGTTCCTATGCAGACAGGAACGGATCTAATTACCAGAACCTTTGACAATATACCAAAGGTAGTTATCATGGATGATGAATTTAATGTTTATTTTATTCAGAAAGACGGTATCGAGTTTGACAGTGATGGGTTTGTTGAGACTATAATAGCTGATGTCGTTAACACACCTTCTTCATCTAAGTTAAAATTCTCAAGAGAGGAAGTTGAAATTGATTCGGATGAAGATGGAGATATAGATGAGGATGATAAGTCGATAAAGATATTTGACTTCCCTCAACTTTACTTCTTTGACATGAGGCAGGCGGGTGATCAGCTGGAGCAGTTTTGTTCAACTGCGTCAATAAATAGTTTTCCTTTTGAAGATAACAATACGGAAGATATAGAGAGCATAGTTACTGATGCCGTAGATTGTCTGGATACATATTTGGCTGGAGTAAGAGGTCAAGTGGCTACCATAAGAAATGCTCAGACCCTAGGAGTTCTTCCCTTGCCAGAAATAAGCGTAGATGAGTTTTCGTCTTTGAACGAGACAGTGGTAGAATGTTTAAGCGGGACATTAGATGATATATGTAAGTATGTTATAAATGGATTAAACACATCATTCAAGATTCTCGAAGATGACGATGAGACGCCGCTGGAGGGCTTTGTTGACGGAGACATAAGTGAGGACGTCTTGGAGGGCTTCGACGCCATAGGGCCTGCTTTCACGGGCGCCAGAGAGTATGCTGCGGGCATTGGAGATAGTGCATCAATCGCAGCGGGCGGAATAGCTACGATTGAGGTTATTCCGAGAGATAGTTATGATGACGAAATAATTGGAGATATAACTAATAGAATTATATTAGAGATTATTAGTGATTCAACTGGAGATGCCGAATTTATAAAAAATCAGGATGGAAGTATTTTGACAAAAACAGGTACAGCATACACCGCAAAGATAACTTCATCTAATATAGGAGAGGTTAAAGTTCGTGGTAGGGTTTGTGAGAGAACGATACAGGCTTTAACATTTGATGGTTTACAGTTCACGGAATTGGAGGAAGATGTAAATTGCGTACCAAATATTAATACTGATGGTTCATTATCAAGTTCGCCTCCACTTGGGGCATTAACAAAGGTTGACAGAATTTTAAGTATATTCTTCGTTAAAGTTTCTAGAGTTATTATGTCAAACATTGATGGAGCAGATGAGCTTCCGTCTACACAACCTCAGGAGTTCGGCTCAGGATTGGAGAACTAATGCCTAATGATTTAAATTCAAAAATAGCTTTAGCCCAAAATTCGCTAAATAAAGCATTTGGGATAGAGGAAGGTCAAGAGGGTAAGGGTGCCAACAGGTTCTTAAATAAAGAAGCGTTAGCAACGGCATATAAGGAGGAGGCATCAACTCAGATTATAATTAAGCAATTTTTATCAATAGCTAAGTCAGTTAGGAATATGAGGTCTAGCTATTTGCCGATTGAGTTTTTCAAAGATAATGACTCTGGAGTGTTCACCGCGGATGTTGAGTCTAATATATCTAAAATGGAATCTTACGAGAATACATTCATGAGAATGATGGGTATGCCTTCGGTTGGATTGTCTGAGTTTGGGTTAAGCGAGCAAGATAGTGAGATAAGAAGTTCAGAAACTTTAATGGTAGTAGATCCATTAACACAGAAGGTTTCCACGAAGTCAATGGAGGAGGTGACTGAATTAATTTTAAACCAAAGAAAGATAACTAGAAAATTAAGAAGAATATCTATTGACAATAGCATCTATAATATATCAGAGTCAACTGCATTAGAGTTAGCTGGGGAAACTATTTCCTTAGGAGGTTTATCGAACGAAGAGATAGCGAACTTATTGCTTCAGAATTACGATCCTGAGACTGATCAGATATTAGATAGCTCAGGTAATCAAGTAAATACCCCAAGCATATTAATGAAGGATAGTTCTGGCACAGGATATTTAAATCCATTTGGTGGAACTGTTAGTAGTTCTAGTGTAAATTCCATACTAACCAATACTGCGAACGAAGAGTTAAAAGTTAATATAGCTAATATAGAAAGTGATTTATGGAAGTTTTCGTATTTGTTAATTCCTCCGATCCAGTCAGTAGAGATATCCGGATGTATAAATGAGCCCAGCAAAGTTGTGGCTGCACCATTTTCAAATCAGAGAGCTAGAGTTATTAATAATAATAAAACTCGACCTACCTTGTTAGAGAGTATAATAAGAATTAGGCTTGATAGGGTTAGCGGAACCGACACTTTCATTGACGGTGAAAGTTCGGAAGTTACCGCGGATAGTTACGGTGTCCTGGAGTCTTTGTTTATATTAAGGTTGAGAAGTGCTATATCAGGATTAGCTTCAAAATTATATTCTGATATAGACACTATTATTGACGAGATTGAGAAGTCAAAGAGAAGGCCGGTAAGTGAAGATCCCGAGAATGGTAATGATATAGGTGACGAATCCAATGAGGCGGCCAATCAATTCGTTACTACAGAAAAGGAGGATCCGAATTCTATAACCGAGATTCCCCTTAATTCTTTGCAGCAGCAGAAGTTGATAGAGGATTCAATTTTATTTTTGCTTGGTGACAATTCGGAAGTTTTGAATTTGCAGTCCCAAACCCAAAGAAATTCATCCATACACGATTCGCATATGATGAGCGGTTTAATAAGTATCATTGATGTTCCAAGAAAGAGGATAGAGTTTGAAGTTGACAAGATAATTCAGAGTAAGAATGATTGTGCGTCTAATTGTATAGAGAGAAAAATTCAGGAGATAGGTGTTGTTTTGGGCACTGATATAGGTATTGGAACGTTAGATGTTACTGTATTTGCTTTAGCATTATTTTCGATTTCGGAGAGCAGTTTATTGGGGTTATTATCAACCTCTCAGTTTGAAAAAATAAAAAACGGAGAGTTCAGGTCATTGTTACCTGGCGATGGAGATAAGCGAGATTCAATCATTTCCATAAATGAGCTTAGTCAGTTAATTATTGATGGATATAATTTATTTATAACTGATTTAAAAACAACTACACCTCCCAACTAATCTTCTATTATTTTTAACAAAATAGTATGAGGACGGGTTAGATAGATGTCTTTTGATTTAAAAATAGAGAGCGGAGATATAAAGCTTAATTTAGGCGGATCATTAGCCACTGTATTTGACAATGAAAAGCTTAGGCAAGATATTGTTAAAATTTTACTAACAAAGCTTGGTGAGAATAGTTATCACCCTACTTATGGCAGTGAGATTGGTGCGATAACTATAGGCCACATACCTGATCAAGAGTTATTAGAGCTTGATCTAGAGTCTTCTGCTCAAGATGCAATTAACAAGATAATGGCATTACAGCGAGGTCAATCTAGGGGTCAGTTTTTAACGCCAGGAGAGAGAATCGTTGCGGTACTAGACATATCCGCAAAAAAAGATACACTTGACCCCAGATTATATAATATATTTATATCTGTACAAACAGGAGCGCTTACATCTCTGACAGAATCAGTTACCGTAAGAATTATTTAATAGGAAGTAACCGTGGCAATTTTCAGATCTTTTAGTGAAATAGTAAATTCGATGAAGGAGAGGCTTAGGCTAACCCAGCCTAATCTTGATACAAAGACTGGGACTGTAGCTAGAGATCTATTTATAGACATTCAGGCGGATCAGTTAGAGAAGCTTCATAGTTCGGTGCTATTAGTTTCGGAAAAGCAATCTCCGGAGATAGCGAGAGGTAAGGATCTTGATAGATGGGCGAATAACTTTGGTATAAGCAGAAGTTCCGGCGCGCCATCTAATGGAATAGTTGTATTCACGACTAATACAATTTCGACTGACATCCCGATACCATCAGGAACTGTAATTACATCTAGAAGTGGATTGCAATATCGAACTATAGGAAGTTTTATAGTATCGACTGCGGAAAAAAGCAAGTTTTCTGCGATAGCTAATAGATTAAGATCCTCTTTGGACTTAGCGGGAATATCGGATTCGTTCGCGATCGAGGTCCCTGTTAGGGCTGCGAACTCAGGAACTACGGGGAATATATCAAGTTTTCAAGTTATAGGGCACAACCTAGAGGACTCTTTAAACGTAACTAACTTAACGTCATTTAATGGCGGGTCAAATACGGAGAGTGATTCTGCCTTTAGGTCTAAAGTATTTGCTATATTTAGTGGCTCAAATACAGGTACAGCATTTGGGTATAGAAATGCGGCATTAAGTATAGCCGGTGTTAATGATGCGATAGTGATTGAGCCTGGAAACACATTAATGTTAAGAGACGGCACAGAAACAATAGAAATTAATGATGGTAGTTTTAGAATCTTAAGTTCAGGAACCGGTGGCAAGGTAGATTTATATATTCTCGGCAGACAGTTAGAGGAGATAGTTGAGTCGTATGTATTTACTGACAAATCAGGTACAGGAGATGCTAGTGACGAAAGAAATGATTTTATATTAGGTCAAGGAAATTTAGATTCGACATTAACTTCGGAAGAAAGAAGAATCAAGGCATTTAACGACGGTATTTTGCCTCTCCAGCCTGCGAGCGGATTAGTATCAGTGATAGGCAGTTCATCAGGCATTCTGTCAGAATCTATAACTTTAAACGGGATTACCACGGGGAATTATTCGTTGATTAAAGATACGAATGTTGACACAGGAGGAAGTCCTTTTGGTTTCGACAAGCTTCGATTTATATCTAACGAAAAAGAGGTTGAGGCGGAAAGCATAATTAAGCGATCCTTGAACAGCGTTGATGCATTAAGATTTTCAAGTGCAACAAGTTTGTTGAGTGTATTTCAGGACATATCTATATTAGGTGAGAATTCTGCGGTAAGTTCTTCTGACAAGACTATAATAAAGCTTCAGCATTCTCCAGTAATAACAGCAAGTAGGGTTAGAAATATAACGACAGGTGAGGTATATGTAATTGAGTCTCAGAATATAAACAGCATAACGGGATTAAATGATACTGGAGAAATTATAATTTCAGGAAAGACCCTCCCCTCTTCGGCGGATGTATTAAGTGCAGATTACATATGGAGATTGGTATACGATAAATATATAGATTATAACGGGGAATATACTGGGGCACAATTTGTAGATAGCGCTGTAAGTGACTCTATTGATTGGGGCGTTCATAATGGAATCACTTCTGAAGTTGTAATTATGGACAGAACCGATGATGGTCTTGAGTTTCAGACTGAAGTTAACAATGACGTAAGTAGAGTAATATCAGTATTTTCGGCAACAACAACGACTGGTACCGTAGGTAGCGTAGAGGGGACGGGCAGTGTATTGGTTCCTGGCATAACATTAGGTGCAACTGACAGTGTTATAGATAATATAGTGTCAGTAAAAAATGAAAATGGTGTTGAGCTTTACAATACATTGAAGAGTGATGGTTCGTTCTCGGGCAAGGTTATCATATTGCCTTCTGATAGTCCAGTCGGAAGTTCGCTAGTTACGACTGTTTTTTATAACAAAATAGAGTTGTACTCGATAAATGATTCTGACGGGTCTTTTTCCGGTAAAATTATAATATTACCATCGGAAGATATTCTTTCTGGAGGTCAAGTATTGAGTGAGGTTGAGTCGCTATTCCTAACAGGAGAGGAGTTGTTTGTCGACTATGTTGCGGAAATTAACAATATAGTTCCATCAATTGAATTAAGATCGTTACCTATAAATGGTTCTGAATCCTCTAATGATTTACTTGATTCTAGTTTAACTGTAATTACTGGTAGCAGTCAGCCGTTATTTTATAATTTTGACACGAGTGGTAACGTTACTGGTTTGGAGAAGTTTGGTCCCACGCGACTTTCTGTCACAATATCTGGAGCAACTAGGGCGGGGAAAGTTAAGATCACAGGAGAGACTCTAACTAGGGTTGAATTAGATGTAGTAGCAGGTGTTTCTGTTAGTGGTCTAATATTTAATTTAAACTCTTCGATAAGAGATTATTTAGGTATATCATCTATACCGTCAAGTATTGGTATCGCCAGGGTTGACTCGGTAGTGTCATTGGATAACAGCAGTTTAAGTGTAGATTTGATAGGGCATAGATTAAATACAGTAGTATACGGTTTTGGGGTTTCTGAATTAGATTCTTCATTGGCTAACACTGAGTTTGCGATTCCTTCTACGGAAAATAATTCATCATTAAGTTTTTCCAGTGGAGAGAAGTTAAGGATAAGCTTATTACTGTATAACGTAAGTGACTTTGAGGACTTATTCTTTTCTGGCAGCACGACGATAATTTCCAATAAAGTATTTGCCAGGGTAGACCGGGTATCAATATCATCTGGATTTAGAAGCCCTTCTAGCTCTATCGTTGGCTCCTTAATTATTGCTCCAACCAGTCAGCCTGGTGTTGGGTTATCTTACTTCGGTAATTATAAATTCACCGCCCCAATAGAGGGTGAGCGTATAACAGTGAGATATAATTTAAACAGATTAATTTCTGACGTAACGGCTAACCTTGAGAATGTACGATCAATAACCGCGGATGTTTTAGTGAAGGAATCTTCGACATTATTTCTTGATATTAGCGGTGAAATTATAGTAAATGAGAATTTGATAAGTGAGACGAATACTATCAGAGAGAATGTATCAAATTCTGTTGTTAATTTATTGAACAGTTCTACGCTAGGGAGTATAATTGATTACTCTGATATAATAAATGCAGCCACTTCGGTAACCGGAGTGGATTCGGTAAATGTATCTACCTTTAATGAGTCGGGCGCATTAGGTAGGAAATCATTCATAAAAGCGCTCGACAATCAATCTATAGCTGCAGGTGAAGTGAACTTTATTGTTGTCACCAGGCAGAGTTTTAGAATTACCTAAGGTTTAATATGGCTTTACGAGCAATAGCATTATCAATACCGTCAACCACAGAAGTGAAGATCACATTCAGTGAGGATGTTTCTGAAAGTATATCTACGGATAACTTCTCGATAGGTTCTTTAAATGGTGCCGTAAATGATTTGGAGATATTATCTGTAAATTTAAATGGCTCTGTAATTACGGTAAAAACAAGGCCTCAGGTGTCAGGGAATTATTATCTAATTAAGTTCCTTGATACTAATGAAGTTCCATTCACATCAACCAAGGGGCAAGGGATCCCATTTGATTCTATATCAAGAGATATATTTTTTGTTGGAATTGACAATGTGAATCCATTTAGAGATAGAATGTTCGAGAAGCTCCCTGACTTGGTTGAGATTGAAAATACGACATTAGGAAAGGTGATATCATCTCAGGCTAACGAGTTATATACCGCTCAAAAGACAATTGGAGAGGTATTAAGCAATAATTATTTGTGTGTCGATATAATTGATGAGCCTAGAACTCGTAGCTCTGGAGCCACCGATAGAATGGCGAATGAGAATGCGTATGAAATAATTAGAGTAGCCAAAACGCAGACTGACTCTGCCCCTATATTTGAGATATTAAATTACACTAGTTCGAACCCATTATCAAGAAGCAAGACTTTACCCGTTTACCCCATATCATTACAGCAAGTGGTCGCTGAGGATGAAACTATAGATATCGCGTCAGAATCCAATAGTTTTGATGGATTTTTGTTAAGCCTCAAGAATAGAAATGTGATCAAGATTTTGTCAGTTAAATACATAGCAAATGGAGACGAGATTGATTGCGATGGAAATATAGGTATTGATTATGACCTAGAGAAGTATAAATATTCAATAGCAGATAATTCTTATGATCAAGATTTCTCTTTCCAGTTCATAAGGTTAGATGATAATCAAATATTGCTATCCGAGTTTGGCAATATTCCTAGGCCATCAGTATTGGATTCATTTATCGTAACTTATCTATATAAAAATAACGGCAAATACATTTTGGAAGATCAAGTTGAGGTAAGTAGAGTTGATGAGTCAATAAACGAATCAGTCCCTACGAATTCGGCATCATTCTTTTTGGATAACGCCCCGATAGTGAATATAAATAATCAAGTAATTAGCCTAGGCGGAGTTGCCTTTAGGACCACTGAAAATTCAGGCATTATACCAAGTGAGTTTTCTAATGAATTAGTATTTGACTCAAGTAAGTTACCGTCGAAGTTAGGTGAGTATTCGATTAATTATAGTACTGGCGAGGTATTTCTGGTTGGAGCAGAAACATTAGGAGAGGGTACCGGCAGGAATAATTATGTATCAACTTATTATTTCAGAAGAGAATTTATCAGGGACCTTGATTACTCTATATTTAGCCAGGATTTAGTACCAACTCCTGACAGGGAACTTTCAAATAACGAGGCAGAAATATTTATAAGGTATGAAGAAGTGTTTGCTCAGGGTATAGATTATTTGGCGAAGTCTCATATCGAAGTTATGCCAGAGTTCGTTAAGAATAACTTAAGCCAGTCATTTAGACTTAGAACTCAAAACGCCCCAATAACTGATGTGTTTAGAATTTTAAACCAAACTACAGGGGAAGTTTATAGTTCATTATTCCATACTGACACAGAGATTGCATTTTCCGGCAACAGATCTCCTGAGATAAAAGAAGTTAATTCCGAAGAGGCAAAGTTTAGTAGAGTAGTTGATGAGAGTCTAATAGTAATTGGTGAATTTATAATACCAACATTTAACACTATAATAACTTCAAGCATTTCGAATAACAACATAACATTTAGCCCAGGTATACCAGCGGAATTGCTGTCACAGAACTCTGTTGATTATTTCATCAGGGAATCTAGCATAGCTGGCTCGATCAGTGAAGTTTTAGATCTTAATATAAATTTTTTCGGAACCCCAGACGCCAACAACTTAATAAATTCAGTAGGAATAAG